CGTTGGCTTGATATGGATCAGGGAATCCATTTTCAGAACCAACCTCAATATCGATTACATCAATCGCAACATCTTCAAAGTCCCAATCGACCATCTCTGTATGTTCATCAGCAATAAATGCATATTCGTATCTATCGTTGCCATAAATTTCAAAGTTTTCTACTTCTTTGTACATCTTAACAAACTCACGCGCATCACGTATGCATTCGAACTTCATCGGTTCAAGTGCTTCGCCATTTAAGTTTTTAAACTTTGTTGGTTTGTTAGACTTCAAAAACAAAGTCGGCGAGTAAGCAATTTTCATCTTAACTCGCCGGCCTCTGTCTACACCTCTGTAGAAAATATTGTTGCCGATAGAGGCAACATTCGTGTAATATTTTTTATTCATTCATACACTATATCAGAATTTTGGAATAGTTGTGGCAGCTGGCACTACTGCCAAAGTCACCCAACGTTTTGGGTAAAGCATCTCACGACCATTAAACTCGGTCATGTTAAGTGTTGGGTCTTCAATCAGACCCACGACCTCTACCATATCATCGAATTCTCGCAAAAAGAAATCGTACTTATAAGCACGGGGAAGGCGATTAGCCTCAGCGAATTGTTTTGCGATTTTAGATGTTTCCATAATATCTCCAAAGTTAATAACTAAATGTATTGTAACATAATCTGATTGATTATGCAAGACTTGTTTATAATGATTACCTAAACCAAGTAACGATAGAATGCCTGATTCCTTTTGTTACCGGCATAATCTCATGTGGGTAAAGAAAGCAGCTTGGGAACATTAATGCTGAACCTTTTTTTGGCACATATCTAACAGTACCATTGAAGAAGGCAAATTCGCCGCCTTCATAATCATCATTCAACATTAAAGAACAAGAAACAATTCTTGGTATACCAGGAAAATCATCAGTGTGTTCTCTGTAAAATTGACCAGGTTTATACCTCAACAATTCATAACCAGTATCTTCTTTTATTACAAGGCGTGGCATCATTTCACTGTATGAGTGTAAGGCTTTCTGTATACATGTAAACAAGTCGCTATCAATTTTTTGACGCATCTGTTCATAATCATTATCGACTTCATCTTTTTTAGACAAATTAATTGTATCAACGTTTCTTATTGATGCATCAATTATGTTTTCATTTTCTCCAACTACAGTTGCTGTTTGCCACAAAGGACTGTCTTTGTATAAATCAATAATGTCATCACAAAAATCTGCCGGCACAACATCATCGATGACCCTGATGTAACTGGATAATCTATCATACATGATTAAATAAACCTCTCCAATGACGGCGCCGTCCAACCTTCTGGTTTTAAAACTTTGCCATCTGGTCGTTTAATTACTTTGCCTGTTGTTGGGTCAATTTTGGCCAAGTTAGAACGGGCAACTTCTGCCCATGCGCCTTCAACATCATACCCCTTCATCTTACAGAACCCTAAGATAACCCAAATTGTATCCATACATGCGTCAAGTTGTTCCACCTCATCACATGCATAGTAAGCTGAACGAAGCTCACCAACTTCTTCATCAATTAAAGTTTTGTATAACTTAACATTTTTTGGTGATGACTCTTGTTCACAAGCATCAATAAATGTACAAACATCTTTATACATTTTGGCGACTCAATTCTGATTGATATGTACGCTGTCTCAATTCAGTTGAACTGAAACGGTGATTGCGGGAGTTAAAGTACATGCTGATGTTTCGGTCAATACAGATTTGTTTACCCGTGTATTGTTTGTCCCTATATTCCTCACCAATGATTCTAACAGAAATTGGAAGAAACATCAATAGGTCTTCAAGGTCTTTTTCGGTACTATAGACAATGATATCATCTACAAATTTTACCGCAGAGAGTTGTACGAACCTTTCAACGATAGACTGAACTGGTCTGTTCTTACTAGGCCTGTCATCTGTTGGATCATTTTGTAAACCAACAATTAAGTGGTCACATACAGACTTGGCTTCAGCAAGCATAAGAATATGTCCTGCGTGAAGTAAATCGAAAGTCGAGCAAGTGAAACCAATTGGCTTGCCTGCTTTATCATCTGGCACTACTAACATAATAAACTCCTTTAAATTATATATACTGTTCGACAGTCACATTACACTTTTTTAGAAAATTAATACCGTCACCGTCACGATAACTATTTCGGTAATAAACACTATTGATACCTGATTGATAGATTAGTTTGGCACAATCAATACATGGCGCATGAGTTACAAACAATGTTGCACCTTCACTTGAGTTGGTACTACGTGCAATCTTTGCGAGTGCATTTGTTTCAGCATGTAATACTTCCTTGCGAGTAACCAATTCAGTAACTTGTGTTTGAGGATTTGTATCTTCAAACTCGCAGTTATTATCCCACCCAGAAGGCATGCCATTATAACCAATGCCGATGATGGTGTTGTCTTTTACAACAACACAGCCAACATGCAGTTTTTTCGCAGAAGACAATTCAGCATAGACTTCAGCTGTCTTCATGTGTGCATCAATAAATTTCTTTTTCATAATATAGTAAGTGGGGCTTTCGCCCCACAGTTTTACTCAGTCAAAAAAGTTGGTTTCGAAAACAAAAGTTTCCCACCAATCTCAATCTTCCTTGGTTTTTTATGGTCAGGAATTACATTCTCCAAACCAATCTTCAAAATGCCGTCTTTGAATTCGGCACCACGGACTTCAACTGTGTCAGCAACTGTTAAAGTTTTTGTGAAGGAACGAGTACCAATACCACGGTGGATATATGTTACATCGGTGTCCTTATCTTTCTTTTCACCTTTGATAATCAAGTTGTTATCTTCAACTGAAATATCAATTTCTGCTTCAGCAAAACCAGCAACAGCCAATTCAACCAAATAACGATTGTCATCTAGTTTAATGATGTTGTGTGGAGGAAATGCTGGGCTAACTTTTGTTAAGTCCGTTTTCAACAAGCGTTCAGCCTCATCGAAAAATCGGTCAAACCCAAGAGTTGAGTGTTGAAGTGGACCAAAAGAAATGCGTCCTAATGTCATAGTTTTCTCCTTTAATAAGCAAGTTAAAAATAGATACCCCGAAGGCGTATCATTGGTCCAGCTTACCGACTACTGGGGTACCTTATCGTTGTACCGGCTTTAGACGCTCCTAAGGTAGTAGAGTCTTTACGTTCCCATCCCGAGGGAGTATTTTTATTTATCCAATTTTACGAAAGCTTCAGCATTCACAAAGTAAATTCTTTGTGGATTTTCTGCTTTGTATACCCGAATAAATGTCATTGTACTGTCTTGTCTTTTCTCAAACAAATTACTGGTGTACACCACTTCACCAGTATAAATGTTCTTTAACTTATCAATTTTTTCTTTCACTTGTTTCATAATATACCTACTTATTGTGGTGTAATCTTCTTGCCAATATTATATTTTGGGACTAAATTCCATTCATCTTTCTCTTTGTGGGAGATGATTTTAATTTGGTGTAGTGGTGCAATGTTATCACCCATTAATTCTGGATTAAAAACTTTAACCAAACCCCATTCTTCTAATAGTCTTGCGATTGCATTTCTTCTTTGAATATCATTCTCTGTAATGTCGGTGGGCTTACCATCCAACTTGAATAATTCTTTGAAGTGTACAATATAATATTTACCTTGTTTGTGTAGAATGTGACACGACTGATACAAAATCTTATCTTTACGAGAAGAAACACCGATTCTGGTTAATGTTTCACGTACCTTTAAAAAATCATCCTCTTGCTTCAACTTAACTTCAATAAACTTGTTTAAATCTACCATATTATTTCCTCAATCCACCGATGCCGGTTTTTTCTTTTAATTGTTGGATTTGTTCATCAGTCAATAGGCGGAGTGCTTCAAGTGCTTTCGTGTCAGAAAAACCATAGACGGTTTTAATGCATTGTATATCTTCACTTTTATCAGACTTAGCCCACTTTACGAACGGTCTTTTCTTAGACCTTATGGTATTTAGTGTTTTAATAATTTCATATAACATAACAATTTTTCAATATCAACTATACCACAATCATTCTTTAAACGATTAGCTTTGAACGATATAATCTGTATATTGCCTTTTACATATCCTTTACTATTATCAATCCTATCCAATGATGGTGACTTATCTGTTGGACCTTTACCGACACCGACTTCAAATTCAAAACCAAATACTGGACACAATTTTGGTATTTTGATATCATCCAACTCTATATTAAATTCTATACCAGTTTTCTCAGACCTTTTCTTAGCCCTCCACCACATAGATTTTATAAACTTCAATCCAAGTTCTTCATATTTCTCTTTGTGTATTTTTCTATTATCCAAAGATTTATTTTTGATATTAGCACATTCTACACATCCCATGTTTGAAACATATTTTTGAGATATGTGTCCTTTTTTACAAGGTTTACCATTGAAATATCTAAAGAAACCTTGTTTTTTTGCTTCTTCTCTACTTATTATTTGCATAAACACCTCACAATATTAGTTAATATTATTTAGTATTTTTTAGTCCTCCAATGGACATTTTTTCTTTCAAAAGATATATTTGTTCATCGGTCAACAGGCGGAGTGCTTCGAGTGCTTTTATGTCAGAAAAACCGAAATGAAATTTAATTGCGTCAATATCTGAACTTTTATCAGACTTAGCCCACTTTACAAACGGTCTTTTCTTTGAGCGAATAGTGTTTAACAAAAAATCATTCTGTAGTTTCTTGTCGATGAATGACCTGCGATTCATCTCATTCGCATATGATACGCAATCAATTTGATATGACAGCGAACGATTGACCAAAAACGGAACGTATTCCGATTCAGTCACATCATCAACAATTAACTGTTTCTTTCCTTGTAGTATTTGGTTAACATAATCAAACGGATTCATACTGGTACCTCCAATGGAATCTTGATACGTTCAACATCATACCAGGATCGACATACTGTGCCATGGCCATATTGGTCATGTTCCCAAATCTGCACTTGTAGTTTAACCTTAGCAATTGTACCATCATCATTGGTGTATTCAGCAACACGAAATTCATATGACAATGGTTTAGGTGCAGTCATTGTATTCAAATTTACCATACTAACATCCTCATTAATCCGATGGTATCAATTGTGGTCAGCAAGATGTAGTTAGCCAACATGCCAAACGATTTCCTAGTATAAGCAGCCCAAGCATAGAGGGCGCAACCAAGGATCCAAATAGGATAAAGAGCCAGTAAAGGCGGGGTGGGGACGGTGACTGCCATAGTGATCGCACAGCCCACGCTAATAGCCCAAGCAAGCAACTCAACAGCAAAACGAAACCGATTGGACTTAAAGTCATTTTGTATCCATGTTATAGTTGGTTTGAAAATATCATACATTTTCTCTACCAATCTGTTCATCATAATAATCAGTCAGTTGTTTGTATGCCTTAAGTACAGATTCAGGAACAATACCATCACCATACTGGTGTGTAATTTGTGCAATAGCAGCACTCAATTGACGAGACAATTTAAGTTCTTCTGCTGTGCCGATAGGATGCACTTCAAAATCGTTGCTCATTTGAATTCCACACTTACCATCAATTCAGTCAAACAGGCCACAGTGTTAATCTCTGGGTCAGCAACGAATGCTTGTTTGTACTGATAGTCAGCAATGATGATGACTGCTTGAGGAATACTTTGTGGTTTCAGAACGTCATACAGACCATCATACAATTTACGGTACAATGTTGCAGCATCAATCTCAGTTGTCGCAACCCATTTACGAATTGCACCGAAATCTTTCTCTTTGATAAACTTGACGATGTTTGAAATCTCAACATCACCCAACTGAACAAGAATGCCAGAATCAATCTTACCAAACTGAGAATACCTCTGTATCTCATTAATGATACGGCGAAAATCTGGAAAGTGTTTCTTAACCAGTTCTGCAATAACAGCGTCTTCATACTCAACTTTTTCACTTTGTAAAACTGACTGAATTCTCTTAAAGAACGAACCAGCCATCTTGGCTTTCTCACCGTTCTTTAAACCAAACTCAATCACCGCACAACGAGAGTGCAGTGGTTCAATGATGCGGTTCTTAAAGTTACAAGTAAAGATGAACGAACAGTTACCTGCAAACTCTTCAATTGCATTACGGAGAGCAGGCTGTGTAGAATTCGGATTTAGATAGTCGGCCTCATCGATAATGATAACCTTGCGGCCACCAGAAAGAGACATAGAAGAAGCATAGTTCTTAATCTTGGTACGAAACACATCGATACCAGATTCATCAGAGCCGTTGATGACAATATAGTCACAACCAATTTCATTGCACATGGCTTTGGCAACAGTTGTCTTACCGACACCTGCGCCGCCACTCAGTAGCAAGTTGGGAATACTTTTTTGGTTTACGTATTCCTGAAACGGTGTTTTCAACCGTTCAGGTAAAATACATTCTTCAATAGTCTTAGGACGATACTTCTCTGTCCACAATAAATGATCCATGATTCACAACTTCCATAATATAAAGATAAATTATAACACGACCCGAAGGCCGTGTCAAGTCAAATTAAACTTCTTCAACTAATTCAAGTTCATCACTATCCATGTTCAATAGAGGTATAAATTGTGATAATGTGTCACCACTCATATTCATAACATACAAGGCAATATAGTATGCAATTGAAGTATTTGGTGATTTATTCAAACGGCGACTAGTTAATGAATCTTGGTTTTTTGGTGGATTGGTATTAACATAGTCATGGAACTTCTCTTTAATCTCTTCCAAATCAATTGAATAATCAATCTCATCATTAATGTCCAAAAACTTACCGACACCACATAACAAATAACCAGAAACATTTGGTGATGTTGGCCAAGTGTTCTGTATAATTCTTGAAGCTTCAATCAAGTTATCATGTGAAATGTGAGTATTTCTCCAGACATTATGTACTTGAACAAAACCACCAAGTGTTTTATTTCCAGCATTTAATTCTTCAACATCAAGTTTACATTCAACAAGAAAATCTAAAAACTCCAATGCTTTAGGATCCTTATAAATAATTTCTGAACGAAATATTTCTTCAGGCTTCATGGATTCGGTTTCAGAATTACGAATCTTAAACATCTTAGCTTCATACTCTTGACACTGTTTTAAAGTGCGATTTGCTGGATGATAATATACTGATGCTGGAATTTGTTCCAAGCCGACCAATCCAGCCATAAAAACTCTACGGAATCCATCCCAAACATATTTTGTTCCATCTGGTCGAACAGCAATGTCCACATGCCCAGCTGTATGTTTGTTGAAACCACCTTCTTTTTTCAACTTGTCAACTAATTTTTTAAGCCTCATTTTGCGTTGATAAGCAATATCAACTTTCAAATCTTTGATTGATTGCAAAGCAGAATTAGCACTATCATATTGAGTAGGTAAGCTAATTCTATCTAGTGTGGTGGATTTAAAATTATCGACTGATTTACCAACATCGATTAAATCTTGGACGAAATAATCTTTGTATCTCAGTGTAGCCAAAAGGCCGGCAGCGTCTCGGAATAACATATTATGTTCCTTTAAAAATTAATAAAGTTTAAGTTTGTGAGATAAATTAATATCTCTAATCTTATATATGCTTATTCTTTAGAAAACTTTGAACCGGCTTCGGTAGTAATCCAATATTGCAGGTCTTTGCCCTTATTGCGTAGGTGTGAAATACCTTTTGAAGAAATATTCACATCATAAGCACCAGGCATAACCTTGCTGATGTTTTCTGTACGGAAAATCATCTTGTATTTTGTACCGTTGCCATCACCAAGTTCAAGGCAATCTGTGTGTGCTGAGTCATTGGTTGTGTCAAGTGTAATCAAATTGATTTTGGTACCATCAGATTCAACGGCAATTTGTGGTGAGGACAACACATTAGCTGCACGTAGTACCCAATCCAAATCTTCAGCAGTCAGTGTGAAAGTAATCTCAGGATTTGGTACCTGCAATTCTTTCTCTGGTGCTGTAACAATCATAGTTGGGTCACAGAAACGATACTTGATTTTAGAACGGCCTTTGTTGCCAACAATAACAACGTGTTTGTCATCAAACTCAAATGTGGTATCATCTTTGTGCAGTGATACAACAGACAAGAAGTTGTTGAGGTCATACACACCAAAGTCAGCAGGAACATCTTCAGTGATGTTGACCTGTGCTAGGATGTTTTTGTGTGAAGACATGGTCTTCAGTGTATTACCTTTGCGAAAGTAAATACCTTGGTTAATTGCACCGAAGTTTTTCAATACGTTCAGTGTGTCATTCGATAATTTCATAATATACTCCAAAAAATTAATTATATATGGTTTAGTCAGCTTTGTCAAGCGAATACTTGATATCATGTTCATACAAAAACATTAGGCAACACATTGCATGTGCCAAGTGATGTATGCCAGATTCGGGGTCAAGTTGCTCACCTTGTCTCCATGCCCAAAGATGCCGTTGTAATGCATCAAAATACCTGCGTTTAGAATCAGGTACTTTTTGCCAATTATCACGTTCATATTTTTGAGCACCAAAGGTAAGAACTTTGACCGTTTCCTCTAACGCAAGAGGTGGCAACAAACCATATTCTAGTTTGCCACCATCGTACTTACGACCTTCAGCCATTACAATCTTCCAGTCAACTCAGCTACTTTTGGCATATTACCTGAGAAGGCATATGTACCAATGTGTTGTGTCTTCATCCATGGGCACAAGAAGATATCTCCACCCATCTTACGCCACATCTGGCAGAACATGTAATCTTCACTTAGATAACGCTCAGATCCACCACCTGTGATGGAGTCTTTGGTGTCAATCACAGTATCAAAGTATGCATGAATGTACCGTGAACCATCGAAGTGGGCCTGACCAACATGGTCTGGTTTGTATCGAATGGTTGGATACTCGATAGCCATCTTATCAAAGACTTCACGCTTAACTAACATGAAACCGGTACCAATTTCCATCACTTCAAGTGGTTCAGTAACCGAGAACTGTGATGTGCCTTTAACAACGTTGAACACATATTCGCCAACCAATGTTTCCAATTCGCGTGGCTCCAAATTTGGATGGTTGCGAGCAGCGTGTGCAATATTATTCCAATTGATAGATTTCTTGGGGTAAGGACCACCAATAACATCTTTGTCTAGTGCCAATAATGCGACCACATCCTGTGGGTTGTAATGTATATCAGAATCCAAAAACAATAGGTGTGTGCAATCTGAGCGCAAGAATTCATCTACGAGGTAATTTCTTGCACGTGTAATGAGTGATTCATTAAATAGGAAAGAGAACTTAACATCGACACCATAACGTGACATAATACCTTGAAGGTCTAAACAAGACTTCAGGTACAACCCGTGTGCCATGCCACCATACATTGGTGTAGCCACAAAGAGTTTATTCTTCTTCAAATCTTCAACTTTGACTTGTATTTCCATAATTTATTCCATAAAAAAAGAGGAGGGATATACTTATATATATCACTCCTCTTGCTAAGAGACTACTCTTTTAGGCGAATGTTGACATTCCTGCTGTGCGAAGTGCTTGCAAGCCTGCAGCAACTTGACGCTTAGTCGGTGTGCCTAGGCGATAGAAAGAAACTTTCTCGCCGTCAGACTTGACACGTTGGTTCAAGTAAATAGCATGACCTTCTTCACGCAGTTCGTTAATGCGAGCAGCAACGTTCTGAACGTTGAAACGGGCACGAGCTTGGTTGATGGTCAACGTATTGTAACCATCGGTTTTGCTCAGGTAGGACAAGATTTTTGCTTTAGCGGACATAATAACTCCAAATTTTCAAATAATAAAAACAAACCACACTTCAAATAATTCTGAGAGGTGGTTCATTCTCTCAGAAATTCTATTATAACAAAACTATCGACACATGTCAACAGTTTTTAGGCAATTAGAACGGAGGTTCTTCATTGTTTACCGTATTAACATTCACTTGTTGGTTACTAGTGTTTGCACCAGCATCCAACTTGGCATACAAATCGATGAACGACAACTTGGTATCGGTATCAAAACGATTCAAACAGAGAGCAATTGCTTTCATGCGGTCGCCATGCACTGAATATGTTTTGCAAATGTGTACCAGACGGCGAGTGGAGATAATCTCATCAACACCACCTTCAGCAAACGTTTTGCGGATTACATCAGCCCATGTTACCAATTTCTCGGCGAATTCATCATCAGATCGGTTCAAAGAAGCCAATTCTTTTTTGATGATTTTCTTTTCGATATTTACAGGAGGAAACTCTTGCTCATATGTATTCAAGAATCGTTCGAGGAAGGCTTCATTCAAAACATTGGTGAACATGTAACGACCATCTTCTGAACCTTTACCTTTTGTATTGGCAGTAGCCACAATTGTAAAACCTTCAGCGGGCGCAACCATTTCATTCTTCTTTTTAAGCAAGAAAGGTCTGCCTTCTAAAACACGTTGCAGGCAGGCCAAGTTCTGAGCACCATAATCAATTTCATCAATACACAGCACAGCGCCTTGTCGAGCCGCAACGGTGACTGGACCATCACGCCATTCCATTTGGCCATTAATCAAAACATAATTGCCAAGCAAATCACTTTCATCGGTATCAGGTGTCATTGATACGCAAACAAATTTTCGTTTGGCTTTGGCACAAGCTTGTTCAACCGACATTGTTTTGCCGTTGCCTGATTGACCAGTGATGAAAATTGGGAAAAATAATTTACTCTGTACAACAGAAAGCAAATCATCAAAGTTACCAAAAGGAACATAATTGGCATATTGTTTTGGAACTAGATTTTCAGTTTCCAGGTCGGTAACAATATTTGTAATACGATTGCCTGAGGTAGAAGGCACAACAGGTTCAGATTTTTTCATTTGCAAAACTTGAGCAGCTGCCATGTTGACTACACTGGCATTATTAGTATTGGGAATTTTATATAGACCACGACCTGCGCGGAAATCCATATCTTTCAGAAACCATTGAGGCATCTTAATATCATTTTCAACACAAAGGTCTTTAATGTCCTTCAGTGTTAAAACATCCTTGCCTGTGGAAGAGGCAATAGAAATAAATTTCTCACGCTTATCAACTTGAATACCACGCATTACAAACAACTCCATCAATTAATCAATACACCAATTATAACAAAACCACAAGGTTTGTCAACAGCACTGTTGCACGAAAACAACAGTACTACTTTAGCATTACATTGCAATCTCACCAATAAAACGGTTAACCAAGACACGGCTTACCTGTTTTTTCTTGTTCATTTTGATAAATGCAGTACGCAATTTAGCAGCAGTGACGGCGCCGTCAACCGACAACTCATCATCTTCAATATCTAAATCACTTCCACCAGGAATCAAAAAGAATTTATTATAACCTTTATTTTTGGAATCCAAAAACTTGGTTACTTTAATCACCTTGAGCATTTCACGTGCTTCTAATTTTTCTTGCGTCCAACGATTTTGATCGTATCTACCATCATTCGTTTTTGAAACTTCTTTACCAGAAATATACTTGCGTTGGATGGCAGCTGTTGCGCTGCGGCCAGTGCCAATCAAAAAGAAACCAATAATCTTTGCACCTGTGACTTGACGATACCAATTAAAGATACCTGTTCGCATTGCATCATTGTCTTTATTTGATTCTTCAGGAACCAAAAGTGTTTCAAATTTAGATTCTGTATCTCGAATAACAACTGAATATACTCTTTCATTAAACCATACAATGTTGGGTGAACCATATTGAGCCATAGTACCATCATAATAGCCAGAAAGGCTATCAGCGTCACCATCATGGATTAATACCATGTTAACAATGTCAAGATTATTCACTTTGCGGAATTCATTAGTAATATGCCGAGAAGCAATCATAGCTTCAATCATTGGTGTATTAGATAATGTTTCAGAACTTGGTCTAACAATCTTACGCTGGTGTCCTGGCATATATGAATTCATTAACGAAACCATATTACGGAGGCATCGATTGAATTGGACATTACCCATGTGCGAATTCATATACTCACGCATGTAAACATCAGACAAATGTAAATCTTTTTCTCGCTTTGAAAATGATGGTTTGAGTTTGGTGTAGTCAATGTCTCCACCTAAATCTACTGAACGACCATGGGTGCAATTACCAAAACCATATACAACAAAAGGAATATTCACTTTGCGGCAGAAGGTTGTTAGAATCAAAATCTGCTCAATTGAATTTTGCATATTGCTATCCATAGAACCAGAGCGATCAAGTATTAGAACCAGACCGTGAGATTTGCCTTTTGGAGTACTCATCATTTTACGGAAGATATTATCATCAACCTTATATTTGTAAATGCGAGAAATATCAATATCACCAGTTTCTGATATCTTTTGTTTAGAGAACTTTGCAGCAGCTTTACGCATTTCAAATTCTTTAGCAAGTAAAGACACATAACGGTCATTACGATTTTTAAAATCTTTCAATAATGAATCTTGAACAACTTTGAGTTTGCTGATACCATGACCATACCTGTGTGACCAGCTTTCTTCCATTAATTCATGAACACGTTTAAGTGGTGTAATTGAATTCTCTGGATTGAATTTTGGAATATTAAGATAAACGAATTCTTTGCTTTTTGGATCTAGCAAAAGAGATTCGTTATCACGGAATGTTTCGTCCGTTTCACATTTTGGTTCAAAGTTATCATAATAATTATTTGAATTAGCCGTAGTTTTATTACGATTAATTTCGTTTACACCTTGTTCGTCATCAGATTCTTCTGTGCCAGATTCAGTATTATCTTTTTTGTTTTCGGCATCAGCAGACACTTCGTCCGAATCTTCATATTCTTGGTAATCATCGGAGCCATCATCATCAGTTCCAGATTCTTCATATTCTTCAGAAACATCGGAACCACCAAACTGAATGTTTTGTTTGATTCTGTTGATATCTTGTTGTTCTTGTTTAGAGTAATCAAAAATTGCACCAGTAACTTGAACAACATCTTCCCAAGATTCGCAAGATTCTACTTCACGCAATAGTGAGGCTTCATCAGTATTGAATTTGATACCTAGATTATATCCACCTTTAGTAAATAAATTCACTCGGTCAATAAATGGCAAAGAATTCACATCTTCATTTTTAATGCCAAAAAAATCACGCTCAAGTAATTGGCCATAAGCTTTAATGAATGACTGTTTAATACCTGGAAATTTACGTTTGATTTTCTTTTCGATACGGGCATCTTCAATCACATTCAAAAACTGTTTGAAGTTTTTACTGTATTTTGATTTGCCCGTGGTGACGGCATCATGCCATCCTTCTTCAGGTGTTTCCAGTGCGTGGCCAACTTCATGGCCAAGCATGAGGTCATACATTTCGCCTGTCATATCTTTCCAGATTGGACAGGTCAAAATACGGTCTCTAAGGTTGAATGATGCAGTCTGAACTTTTTTGTGTTCAACTGTAAGGTTCTCAGAAGCCAGCAACTTGGCTAATTGAGACTTGGATTCTACTGAATATTGCATATTGTTTCCTGATGTATGCATTAATTATAACAGATTTGGGGCATTTGGCAAGCCCTAAAGAATGTGTACTTAAGTACTACTTATGGGACTAGTGCCCATGTTCGTCTGTAAAGGTTTAATTATACTGCATCCAAGGCAAATGGCAAGCATAAAAAAAGAGATGTTGTATTTCTACAACACCTCTAATTGGAG